TCTAATATTAGTATCTTATCTTCTAACAATTTATTTTTATTTATAATTTCATCAAGGGTGTTATCCATTATAAAATTATATCATAAAATATTTTTATATAAGTTAAATAAAAAATATATAAAATGGGCGTTTTAAATGTGCAAAGGTGTAAATAACATTCGTAATAGATATACCTTTCGACAGGTAATTCGTAATATTCCATTAATCATCCTAATAATAAATATCTAAATTCTTTCTAAAATATAAATATATTGATACTCGTCGTCGAGATTCTCTTTCATATTAAACTCCGCGTGTACAATAAATCCGCAGTATCTGGCCAATTTTAAAATATTCTCCTTACTATCCATATACATCAAGAGTTCGTTTTCGCGTATATTTCCCGATGCGCTATCCTTGAATTTTTCGTGGCGCCAGAGTTCGTTTTCTGCCACTTTGCTATAATCATAGGATAAGTTATATTGAAAATTATCGAAATTGACAGCGCTTTTCGTGATTCGTTTTTTCTCGTATTTATGAGGATTAATTACGAGGTTTGCTTTCGCCGCAGGAGAAATGGCATCGAATGATTCGGCGTCCACCAAATGTAGTATCAAATATCCATTCGGTAATAACCAATTATGACAATTACGGAAGAACGTCAATTTATCCGAAAAATGATAAATCGTAAAATACGTGCATAATATATGCGAAAATGATGTATGATCAAAACACATGGGCTCCATAACATCGCCTTCTTTAAATGAGCATTCCGGATATGTAGTTTCTGCATATTCAATCATCGCCTTTGATTTATCAATACCAAATGCCCTATATCCAGCGTCGGTAAGATATTTTATTACATGACCTGTTCCGCTTCCTATATCTAAGAAAACACTATTGCGAGTTGTGGGTTGAGTTACATCAACGACGTTAATAAGTTCGTGCGAGATGCGGTGTTTCGGGCGATGTAATTCGTCATAGATTTCAACGTAAAATTCATCGTAAATATCATTATTCTTTTTAATAATATACGGTCCGTTCTGTGTAAACCCCTCTTTTCCGAATGACGTAGAAAAGTTGGTATATCTTTTCCAAATCAAGTAACCAACATATAGTAACGTAAGGATAAGAAGAACCTTTAAAATATTATAATTCGGATTATTATGTGATTGTAAAATATCGAAAATATAGTTTATCATATAATCTATGATATGATAAAAATGTTCTCTAAATTACATACCGTTTCTTAATTGGACACGCGTGGGATTATAAAATATATTTTTGCCGATATCACTAGATTGAATATTTGGGTGCAAATTGACCTCTAATTCTGGCTTCTTGAATAGTAGAGGGTAGGGCTGTTCACTGGGTCTTGAAATCACGGTGACATTATACAAATCGCTATTTGAAGTGGGAATATATACACTTTGAGGGTGATTCTGTAAAGAAAACGCTTGATTACGTAATATGGTTTCCGTATCTACGTTTTTTAAGAATCCAGTAATAGGCGCTGTAGCAGAACCGGGATTAAAATTACCGTATTGATTATATTCTGGGTAGTTCAATCTGGTTTCTTGCGCGGGTGTTCTCCTTTCTACGATAGGGAAAACAGAATATTTGGTGGCGACGGGACGGAATTGGTAATTTGGCTCTAAAGGGTAATCCGGAAACTGTCGGCCCTGTATGCGATTATTTAAATCTTCGACTCTCTCATCTTGTTGATAACGAACGCCTTCTTCTACGCCATAAAATTTATTATCCATTCGTACTAAAATATATATAATGTCGAATATATTATTTATATGAAATACATTTAAAACTATTTATGCAAATTGAGTATCATGAATCGTCCTACGTTGGTTACTGCGTTTTTTGATATTCGGCGATCCGAGCACGGAGACGGACGAACCGTGGAACAATATCTTCAATGGATACAAAAAACCCTTCAATTAAACTGTAATCTCTATGTATTTACGGAAAAAAAATTTGAGGCGTTTTTTAATGAGAATCGGCCCGCTGGCTATCCTATGCGCGTCGTTGTGATAAATTTTGAGGACTTATATTTTTATCGTTATCGAGAACGTATGTCTCAGATTTTGGAGAGCGACGAATATAAAAATCGCATTCAACACCCACAACGCGTCGAATGTGTTTTGCCGGAATATAATATTATTCAATATTCGAAATTCGATTGTTTAAGTCGAGCCATTGACGAAAACGTATTCCAAAGTCGCGCGTTTTTTTGGATAGATGCGGGTATTTCGCGATTTTTCGCAGACGTGGATATTTCTAAACCTTATCCTGGCGAACGTTGTATTGAATTTACGTGTAAACATAACGATGTTTTGATCATACAAAACCGCCCCGATTTGGCCATTTTCGATATCGATAACGAGTTTATATGGCGGTCAGATAATTTATTGGTCGGCACCATGTTTGGTGGCGGCGCGCCTGCACTCAAGGAAATTTATTGTGAACTCGTCGGTGTTTTAGAAAATGATATGCTAGCGCAAAATAATGTAAATAATGAACAACTGGCTCTGGCGCTATTATGGAAGAAACGCCCAGGACTTTTTTATACGATACATAATACGACCGGAGAACATCTACCTTTATTTTCTATTCTTGGATAATAAAATAACAAATCAATAAAATAGTTAAAGTATTATTGATTTGTAACATAAATGTCTACGGAAATAAAAAAAGTAGTGGTTTGGGGATTCCCTCTTCATACGCATACTCATTCTTACATTCATGCCGGCTGGCATAAAGCATTTACTCATTTGGGATACGAAACCTATTGGTTTCACGACGATGAATGGCCGGCCGATTTCGATTTTAATCATTGTTTATTTATTAGCGAAGGATATGCGGATAAAAACATTCCCATCGTAGAAACTTCGACCTATTTCATACATATCGCCGTATTGCCCGAAAAGTATATTGGAAAAGTAAAACGGTTTATTGAAATACGTTATTTGGTGGACTTCATCAAAGATTGTAATTATAACTATGTTCTCGATAAAGATCGCTGTACTAAAATAAGCGATTGTACTTATTACGAGAAACTATCGGATAATGGCGGTCTGGCGAAGCACCACGCCGCTCCCATTCCTATGAACTATGAATGTATATATACATGTTGGGCGACGGATCTGTTACCGGAAGAAATAAAAGAAGAAAACGCCCATCAAGTGCGCGATAATATGATTTACTGGTTCGGGAGCTCGAACCCATGGAACACCGAAGAAATTGCCCTTTTCTTTGAAGAATGTCGTAAGAACGGTATAGATTATATTGTGAATGACCCCTGGCGCAATCCGTTACCTTTTGACGTGGTACAACATTTTACAATGAAATCATTTATGGCGCCCGATTTTCGGTCTTCGGGCGATCCTCGTAAAATAGCCGCCGGGGAAACTGGCACTTGTCATAAACAAAATGGGTATATTGCGTGTCGCCTATTAAAATCCATTAGCTATGGACATTTGGGCATAACGAATTCGCGTCATTCGTATGAACTTTTGGAGGGTTCGGTGATATATAATGCGGATGAACGCCAACTATTCTATGACGCTTTCGAGAATATAAAAAATTATGACCTCATAAAAAAACAAATGCGCATTGTACGAGAGAAACATACTTATTTAAATCGCGCCGCCGATTTACTTCGAGTTCTCGACATGGCCTAATACGTAGTCGTTGTTTATTTTTTGAACCTTTGCTCTCTCGAATAATTCTTTACGGACGTATTCGGTTTTTAGCCATTTATAACTACCATTTTCTTCGCCTTCGATGGCTCGAACAAAATCGATGTACGCATTCGAGGGCAAACAAACGACGTACGATGTTTTATCACATTTAAATGGCTCGGGGATCCTAAAATTAAAATTATACTTTCTTAGGCAATATTCGATCGGGCAATACATAATGTTCGTACATAGATAATGCGGAACCGTAACTTGACAAAACTCCACGTTCATGTTGATTTGGTTGATTTTTAGACGAATACGTCAAATCAATTTTGTTAAAAACATATAAATACTTTTATTTCTTCTTTCTATAGAGGAAATGAAATTTCTACACCTTACTTTTCATAAGGGTTGCGAGCTAGAAATAGAATACGTTCTTACAAAGCTTGGACATGATGTAACTGTTATGCGATTTGATGACGGTGAAACAGAACCTTTCGGTACGGAAACTCAACAAACCAAACTTTACGAAGTGACGCATGACCGCGCAGAAAAGTCGTGGAATAAGTATAAAGATTATTATGAATCTTTCGACGCCATTATTAATTCAGATACGTGTCCCGTTTCGAGAACCTTTTTACAGAATGGGTGGAAAAAACCGTTATTGATATGGATATGTAATCGGTTTGATTATGCAATATTACCGGAACAATACGACCCCGAATTTTATCAACTATTACGCGATATTCCCAATCGTCCGAATGTTCGTATTTTCGGAAACGCAGTGATTGAGAATATTTATTCGACGCAAATCAAAAACGTTAACGTGGGCGATTTTATTATTAAACCCATCGGAAAAAATATGGAATCGCAGACGAAAACGAAGACCTATGGACAAGACGACCCGAATATATTTTATATTCCCCCTTACCATAATGAAACCAAATTAATGAATCTATCGGAGAAATTGACGTCACTTGGCGTACAAAATCGATGCGAGCGTTTTCCGAATCATATTTCCGAATTATTAGAATATAAGGGGGTGGTTTGCATACCTTACGCTTGGTCAACGATTGTCTTTTTTGAACGTTTACAATTGGGTCTCGTAACGTTTATACCGACGGAGCGTTTTTTGATCGAATTATTTCATACAGGAAATTGGTGGTTCCAGCCACCGTTTCATATCGCACATCCCGAACATTTGGTTTTATCGGAATGGTATTGTCCCGAACATAAAGATCTATTTGTGTTTTTCGATAGTTGGACCGATTTACTTGGTAAAATGAATACTATTGATTATGCTGCGAAAACTAGAACTATACTGGATTTCGCGCGACAGCATGAAAAAGAAAGCTTAGGTAGATGGTCGGATGTTATATCAAGCGTCGTTAACTAAACTTAAGTGAATATAATCATCGTCTACATGGTTTTCGCGGTATAATTTATACCCTTTCTTTTCTAATAAAAGACGAATTTTAAGCCGATTTTCCATGATATGATTATGCTCAACGCATATGTAACCAAATAAATATTTATCAAAATCGTGATGTAATAAAATTTCGTATTCCGAACCCTCCGTATCAATAGATAGAAATTCTATAAAATTAGGCGCGCGGGCATTATCTAACATGGTGGTAAGCTTCTTTGTTAGGACTGGGATAACAGGACATTCCTCCGAAAATTGGTGAGAGTTTGTTTCTACAAGGCCGGAAAGTCCGTGACCTGTATCATAAAACTCTAGGACTTGGTTATCTTCTTTATAAGCAGCATAAGGCATAAAAATCGCGTCGCGGTATTGATAAATAGAGGGAAACCATCTTACATTACATTCTATCAATATTCCTTTCCAACCATAATTTTTTTCCATCAAATAGGTATTGGAATATTCAATACCATCATACGCCCCAATCTCAACAAAATATCCGTCTCTTTTACCCTTATAAATTTCATGGAGCACGTGGACGTCTTGTCCCAATTGCGATTTCGCGTTTTCTTCGTCAGTCATTAGACCTAAAGTATTTATAAACACAAGAGAAAATTATAACTTAAAATTAAACTAATCATGCCCGCATCTTCTTTTTTGGTGGGTATATCATATCTGCTGACGGACGGAACGAATCTGTCTCTATTTCCATTCTTATGAGTTTTTCCAGCTGAGTAGTTTTCTCTAATATTTCCTTTAATTCAGACATTACGATTTCCTTTTCAATATAGAAAAGGAGTTGGGAAGTTTCGAATTCATTATCTGACATCATGTTGTTTTTGCGAATTGATAGTTTCTCTTAAAACAATCAATTTTTACCCCTGAACAATGGCTCGAATAATTTCCAAATACTTTTCGCATTCTTTTGTAATATCAAACTGTTCGATTCCGTATTCACGTATTTGAGCGCGCCTTCTTT